CTGAGGCCACCAAAAGCCTCTGGTGCGCCCTGCCAAGCAGGAGTAACACCCCACATAGCCGCAATACGTTCCCTAATCTCATTTCTAACGGGTAGATAATCCATTTCATTCAATGTATGGAACAATCTAACCATATCAACTCTACTCCTGTTATTTCGAGATGAAACGGCTACCATAGGGATGTAATTGGGGTCTAAGCGAGTTTGAGCAGCTATTTGTTGTCGCTCTCTCCTCAAACTCTCAGGGTCATCCGTAAATACCATCATCATACTGGCTGGCATCTTACGTTCAAAGAAATACCTATATAGATTTTTATCCATTCCTATAAGAGTTAGAGCTTTTTCAAAAATTGTTAGGATTGGACTCCATCCATAAGTTTCAGAGGGAGAGAATTTCGATAGATGGATAACTTCACCATCAAATAAGAAGATATGTTGGTTTCTATGATAATATTTATACATAACAGGCTGTACGTCTAAATCACAATCATCTTTTTTACATTTTCCAGGTTCTTCCTTAACATCTTCTCGATGAATAGGACACATGAAATGAGCATTTTTAGGTAATCCCGCAGCATCCAAATCAAACTCAATTAACGCAGGATTTAAACGACGAATTTCATTAACCTTAGACCTAAGGGAACCATCGTCAAGTTTTTTATATTCTTTAACTAAGTATAAGAAAGCATCATCAATAGAATTTAAGTCAAAGTGGAATTGCCGTAAAACTTCTTCCATACTTTGGTCAAATATATTACAATCATCCATAAATTTAATAAGTCTTTCTTGTTGCTCTTTATCTGGGTCTTCCACTAGAGGCACCCACTCAATTCCCCGTCGAAAAACCTCACCTGTTATATGACTTATAGGAGAACGAACTTCCTCAATGGAAAAAGCCAGCATTTGTAAGTCCATGACTAATTGCTGGCGGTAGGCCATCTGATGGCGTACCCATGTATTCACTACATGGTCTAGACCAATGGTGGGGGCACGTCCAGTCTCCCCACTAGACTTCATCACATCTAGAAAGTTAATTTGCTCATTCATATTTATGAGAGTTTGAGCAAGTTTAGGAACTTCAGGCAAATAATCCGATAATCTCATGTGTTAATCCTTCGTTAAGTTTTCTATATCTGACATACTCGTAAGTTTGAGCATTGTTTGCATAGCCATTTCTTTAAGTAAAAACCCCTCGGATTTATGCACTTGTTGAGTAGTAGTATGTAAAGATGTTTCTAATTCAAGGGCACGTTCTTTAAGAACATGGTTTTCTTCCTCTAGAGCAGAATTATTTTCAAAAGCAGAATTCTGTAATACACCTAATCTAGCGGCTTCCTTTACTAAAGCTATGAAAGCACCTTCCGTCAGTATGGTTACCGCAGGACTAGTATCCTCAACTTCATCTTCTGGCCCCAAATTCATTAAATCTTCATGCCACGTATTTAAAATACGCCATGTATTAGTCACTTCATCTCGATTAGCTGTGTACTGAACCTCTCGTTCTTTTAAAAACATTCCTACCATAACTTACCTCCACACTTTTTCTATTCTATTATACTACCAAACCTTATTTATTATGAAATAGTACACGCACTCCATCCACAAACTTTGCAGGATTCGCAACCATCAGCTTGAATTATCATAGGATTATCGCATCCACAAGGCCCAGCCGTAAATAAGGAAAGCTGTTGGTCATGCCTATGCCCATTCACTAATACCTCTTTATCTCTACTTCCATTCCTATACACAGTAATCCCTTTGCAACCAGTTTTCCATGCTTGTATATAGGTTCCATAAATATCTTCTTCAGTAGCCTCTTTCGCAAAATTAATGGTTTTAGAAATGCCAGAATCTACAGATTTTTGAAAGGCAGCTTGCATTAATATATGGTCTTCGGGAGCAATTTCTGGTGCAGTTAGATAAACTTGTTTAACCCAATTAGGAACTTCAGGTCTATCTTTCAGAAGTCCTCCCTCTGCTAAATGAGCCATTAATTCTTTAGAATAGAAACCATATTCTTTAGCATCCTTTTCAAATTGTTCATTTACATAATAAAGAGTCTTACCCTCCAAAATATTTTGTTTACGCCAAGCTAATGCAAACAGGGGTTCAATGCCACTGGCACAACCAGCAATCATAGAAATGGTTCCTGTGGGAGCTACTGTTACTCTGCAAGCATTTCTATAGGTTTCGTAATCACTATACGTACTGTCTCCCCAAGCGGGGAAGACTCCCCGAAACACGCTTAATTCTTGCGATTTAGTGTCGCTAGTTTTTTGAATAGTATTCATTATCATCTGTCCCACTTCTTGTGCTAAATTAGAATTATAGGGGATACGCAATTTAACAAGCAAATCAGCAAAACCCATAACACCAAGCCCAATTTTACGAGTAGCCTTAGTCATCTTTTCAATTTCGGGAATACTATAATCATTGGCATCAATAACATTATCCAAAAATTGGGTAGCTAAACGAACCACAGTCGCTAGTCTCAACCAATCAATCTTGGAAGCCCACTCGGTTGTAACAACATCATCTAAATAAAATTTAGTTAGATTAATTGACCCTAAATTGCAACTTTCATATCCCAATAGAGGTTGTTCTCCACATGGATTCGTGGCAATCATGGGGCCATACTCTGCCAGTACAGTATTATCTTCGTTAATTCTATCTAGGAACACCATTCCAGGTTCTCCGTTTGACCAAGCCCCATAAATAATAGAATTGAATATTTCAGATGCAGATTCCCAGCATTGTATTTCATGGGTGGTAGGGTCTACCAACGGATAAGATGCTCCTGCTTGAACAGCATCCATAAATTGAGTATCTACGGCAACAGAAATGTTGAAATTATGGATTTCTCCTTCTTGTCTTTTGCACGAAATAAATTCTTTAATGTCAGGGTGATAAACTGACATGACTGCCATATTAGCTCCATCACGTTTACCTCCTTGAGTTATCATGCTTGAAATACGGGAAAGAGTTTTAAGAACTTCAATTGGGCCACACGCCTTACCATGTGTAGAAGTAATCCTAGCTCCCTTTGGCCTAATTTTGGACAAAGCAAAACCTGTACCACCCCCAAATTTTTGCACCATAGCAGCATCAGTAGCAGCTTTCATAATACCTTGCATACTATCTTCCAGTGGCAATACAAAACAAGCACTCAAAGTTCCCTGTTTAGTACCAGCGTTCATCAAAGTAGGAGAGTTAGGAATAAATTCTGCATTAATCATCATATGAAAAAAGGAATTCTTCAATTTAATAATGTCTTGGGGCAACGTATCATATAAAATTTCAATTTCTGCTATGGCAGAAGCCACTCGATTAAACAATGCATAGGCATTCTCTATAATTTTTCCATGTTCATCTTTTAAGTAATATCTATGCTCTAAAACTATTTCTGCTTGGGGAAACAATACTATATGTTGGGGAGCGGTAATGGTCATCGTTGTCCTCCTATCCTCTATGTCCACAAAATATGCATAATTTACGTTCTGGTACCCAAAACGCTGGTTTACAAACGAGTTCTTCACATTGGGGATTTGGACAATCTGCTTGAGTTAACTCACTATTAATAGTGCTGGTGTAATCCATCTGTACGCCCCCAGGAAAATCCATTTGCTGTGGTTTATCACTAGTTATATCTTCAATTATTGGTGTTTGTTTTTCATCAGGGTCTAATTCTGCATGGTCATCTGGGTCAAGATATCCTTGAATATTGCCTAAATGCATTACCCCAAACCGTCCAGTTTCCCACGAGGCTAGTAAAGCCATTCCAATGGAGAAAAATGCGTCTCCATGACCCATAGGAGTTTCTGGAGCCTTTAATTCATTGTTAACTGATAGAATTTGTTGCTTCTGTCTCTCATCCTTAAGTAAAGTTAACTGTCCAGAATGTACATATTCTTCAAAAATCTGAGCCATAGTATTTTTAGACTTAAGAGTAAATGATAGAGGTTTCCATCTAAAATCTAGTCCACGGTCTTCTAATTCACCCCTAGTATTATCCACGTATCCACGGTCAAGGTCAAAGTTTTCCGCTACCTCATTTAAAAATTCAATTTGGTCAGAGTAATTCCATCCGTCCAACCAAGATTGATGAATTTGAGTTACCTTTTCACCATCTCGTTGGAAAATGACTAAATGAGAAGGGTGACGTTTCTTACCTACATCAAATCCTGCAAATAACAAAGTTCCTTCGGGTTTCCTATATTTACGAGTAGTGGGTAAATTACGTAACTCTGCATCTTCACACTTACTAATATCTACATCATTAAAATAAGTTTCGGTAGCATAGTGAGGAACCAACAGAAACTCAGAAGCAAATGATTTTGGTCTAGCTGCTTGTTGTTTCAATAACCACGCTTCGTCATACAACTCAGGCATTAATACTCGTCGCCCAGGAACAGGGTTCAGGGCAGGTAATACCCTAGCAAAGAATCTTTCATCGTCTTGAAGCTTTGTCAACAAGTCTCCAGGCATCATTGGTGTTCCCATCACAATCACGGGTACGCCTCTAAGAGGAATAAACAAAGATTCAGTTAAAAAATGTTCTTCAACTTTTGTAACTTGGCTGATGTTTAGGGGGTTTTCAGGGTCACGTAGAATATCATCAGCAATCAAAGCTCCATTAACATGCATCCCCCGTTTAAATGAAAAAAGACCCCCATGCCGAATATCCATGGGTTTACTATTAACATAATATCTAGCAGAAAAATCAGCTTTAGGTGACCTATTATCCATCCATTCTCGGAGTATAAAATTTCTGGAGATAGCTTTATTAATTTCGGAAATATGGTATCGAGCCATAGCATCACTATAAGATAAATATAAAACAGCGCAATCTCTAGGGGATTTAAGTAATGACCATACACTAAACGCATGGCCTAAAACGGTAGATTTAAAGTGAAACCTTGGAAGAATAGCACAATAATTTAATCCTTCTTCTAAGCAATATTCAATGTCTTCAGCAATTTGGCCTACATGCCAAGCATTGAAATACTCTGGATTATCGAAACCCTGTGACCAAATATTAAGCAAAAAGTCTTTAAAAGACCCCACCTGAATTTTTTTTGATGTTAATAAACCTGAGGCTAATCGTTCAAATGCATCAGAAAAAGTCGTTACTTCTTGTGTCATACTATTGATGGCTCCTCTAATCGAATTAAGGCTTTTAATCTAAAGGCAATTTTTCGTAGAATCTCTTCATCAGTAACTTCTTCTACTAAAACACTCAATACATTTTGCACAAACTGCATATTAATCATACCTTCCATAACTTGGCGTTCTCCTTTGATACCTAAATCTAGGGCTTTAGCAGCATCATAAGCTTTATCAAAAGATAAATGACCAAGTTCCCCAACAGCTTTTTGTCGCAGTTGTGCATATTCGTCTAGGTGTTCACTTTGCACTCTCGCAAATTTCTGACCACTAGATTCTTTAACCTTTTGAAGTGCATCAGTTCGTACTTCAACTCTATCCTCTTCCCATTCATTTTGCTTGGCCCATAAATAAATGGTGGCTGCTTTTACTTCAATAGTAAATTCTTCCCATAATTGGTCTACAATTTCTCTGGCTGACTTATCTCCTGGTAAATACAGTTCTAACGCTCTCGTTTTAATTTCTGGACTAAATGACTTTGGCATAGCTACTCCTAATATTCTTTAATAGTGGGAGGTCTTAATCCTTTACGGGGTGCTTTGTTCTTAGAGTCCCATGTAGTAGGGATATCAAATGAGTTATCGCTGGCGTGTTGCGAATCAATGTTTCCTCCATAAGGAGAGCCATCAGACTGTAATAGTCCAGCAAAACTTAAGTGTCCCGTTTTACGTACCGCAGCCGTAAAACATTCTGGTTTATCACCAGCATACTTCATACCAATTTCTCCTCTAGTACACAAACCTCTCCATACCCCGGCATCTTTTCCTAAAGGTTGGTACCCCCTCTTCTTTAAAAGAGTCCCAGTGGTGCGTTGAGCATCTTCTACTTGAATATTATGTTTACATCCAAAATAGTCACACCACACGACTATTCCATACAGTTGC